ATCTGCAAATAGTATTATTATGGGCATGAGCGAGCAATGGTATTCAATTATTATTGACTGATGAAAAACTTTAGTGAATTTATTTCCGAGGCATCTGCAAAAAAATGTCCTCCGGGACAATACTATTGCTACACTGATAAAAAGTGTAAGAAAATTCCCAAAGGATACTATGTTGGCGGTAGAGGATACTTAGCAGCGAGAGATAATGATGACAGTGACGGAGATTCTAACAAAAATGGGAACGGTGGGAATGGTAATGGAAATGGTGGCAGTGGGAATGGTGGCAATGGTAATGGTGGCGGCAATGGCGGTGGTAATGGTGGGGGAGGAAACGGAGGATAAGAATGGCAACAGCATTTGATAATCAAATACAGAACAGGAATTTTCTGACACCTGTTGGATTTAAATTTACTTTGGCAAAAGAACCTAAGGTATCCTTTTTCTGTAATTCTGCAAGAATACCCGAAATAACACTCGGAAATTCCGTGCAACCATCATATCTCAAGGACATTGATATTCCCGGAGAAAAATTAACTTATGGAGATTTTTCTCTCAGATTCTTAGTTGATGAAAATCTTGAAAATTATATGAAAATGCACAATTGGTTAACTGGTCTTGGTTTTCCAGAAACAACTCAGCAATTTAAAACTTTGACAACGGATGAAATTTCAGGTGAAGGTGCTCTTGATCAGCAATTTAGCGATGCAAGTCTCCATATATTGAACAGTAATTTTAGAGATGTTGCTATTGTAAAGTTCAAAGATTTGTTCCCAGTTTCTCTTTCATCTTTGGAATTTGATGCATCTGATACTGACATAAATTATTTTACGGCAGACGTTACGTTCAAATACACAATCTATGATATACTAGCACCAGACGGAAGAACACCTCTCTGATTATTTGACTTTTTATTATGGACCTTGATAAAATTCAATCGATGTGGGAAAATGATTCCGTCATTGACCCGGACAATCTTCATGATGAAAGTTTGAAGATTCCACAACTACACTGCAAATATTACACCATATACAACACAATCACCTTGTTGCGAGAGAGATCAAGAGATTCGTATAATAAAGTGAAGTTGGAAAGATATAATTACTACACAGGTAAAGCACCAGCTGAAGTGTATGCTGAAGAACCATTTCCCTACAAAGTAAGGGAGAAAGATGCGATTCAAAGATACATTGAAGCAGATGAAAAGTTGACCAAATTAGATTTAAAAATTAGATATTACGATACTACACTCAAGTTTTTGGAAGAGATTATTAAGACAATTTCTAATAGAACTTTTCAGATCAAAAATGCAATTGAATGGCATAAGTTTCAATCTGGGTTTGGTTAAACATTACTAAATATTTGATATTGATCTAAATGCATGTCACATTTGATTATATCAAAGAAAAATGAAGTTTATCTTCATATTGATTCTGAGGTTCATATTCACTATGAATTAGCAGATCAATTTACTTTTGAAGTGCCTGGAGCACAGTTTTCTCCTTCTTACAAAAAGAGATATTGGGATGGAAAAATTCGTTTATTTAACATTCAAACGAAAGAAATATATATTGGTCTTTTAGATCGCATCGTTCAATTCTGCAAAGACCACGGATATACGTATGAATTTAAAAATAACAAATATTATGGATTGCCATTTGAAGTCAATGATGGCATATCCAAAGAAGGTGTCAAAGATTACGTAACAGCAATATCAAGACATAAACCTAGAGATTACCAAATAGAGGGGGTATACGACGCTTTAAGACATAATCGTAAGTTGCTGATATCTCCAACTGCTTCTGGAAAGTCTTTGATGATATATTCTCTCGTGAGATACTACGTTGAGAAGCAACAAAATATTCTGATAGTTGTTCCGACGACTTCGCTAGTAGAGCAGATGTATAAAGACTTTGAAGATTATGGGTGGAATGTAGGTTCATACTGCCACAAAGTCTATGCAGGAAAAGAAAGAGAAACAGATTCTCAAGTAATTATAACTACTTGGCAGTCTATCTATAAACTCCCAACTCAATACTTTTCTAGATTTAATGTTGTAATCGGAGACGAGGCACATCAGTTTAAATCCAAGTCATTAATATCTATAATGACAAAACTTGCAAATGCCAAATATAGATTTGGATTTACGGGAACACTTGATGGATCACAAACTCATAAATGGGTTCTTGAAGGACTGTTTGGTCCTTCCTATAAAATTATTAAGACAGATGAATTGATGAGCAAAGGTCATTTGGCCAAATTAGACATTAATGTGATTCTACTGAAGCACTTACCGAATAAATTTGAAACTTATGAAGATGAAGTTAAGTATATCATAGGTCATGAAAGGAGGAACAGATTTATTAAAAATCTAGCACTTGATCTAAAAGGAAATACTTTGATTCTTTTTGCAAGAGTTGAAGGTCATGGTCAACCATTATATGAATTAATAAATAATAGTAACCAAATTGAAAATCGTCATGTCTTTTTTGTCCATGGTGGCGTAGACACCGAAGACAGAGAAAAAGTTAGAGAAATTACTGAGAAAGAAAACAATGCAATTATTGTAGCATCTTATGGAACTTTCTCCACAGGAATTAATATTAAAAACCTTCATAACGTTATTTTTGCTTCACCATCTAAATCAAGAATTAGAAATTTACAATCAATAGGAAGAGTTCTCAGAAAAGGAGACAAGAAGACAAAAGCAACTTTATATGACATTGCCGATGATATCAGTTTCAAATCTAGAAAAAATTACACACTAAACCACTTAATTGAAAGAATTAAAATTTATAACGAAGAAAATTTTAATTATGATATTGTAAACATACCGCTAAAAAACTAATGGGTGAAGAATTCTATTCAATCGTAAAACTAGTATCTGGAGAAGAAATATTCTCTCTTATTTCCATATGTGAGGACGAAGAAGAAAATCCAACAGTCATTCTCCAAAGTCCTGTGGTTATGAAATTAATCCATCATAGGTCTGGAGTTCATGTAAAAATAAAACCATGGATTGACTTATCTGAAGAAGACTTTTTTATAATCAAGTCTGACAAAATTATTACAATGACAAAAAGTGAAGATGAAAAACTAATCAATATCTACAATAACTTTATTGAAGAATCTGAAGAAGAGGATATTGATCTAAATAATGGAGATAGTTTTTATACAAGACCATCTACCAAAATGGGATATGTTGCTTCTGTTGAAAAAGCAAGAAAGGAATTAGAAAATATTTTCAATAAAGAAATACAAGAGAATCAGTCTCCTGAATAGCTAGCTATATCTCATCTTTAACAGGGACAAACCTAGTCTACATAAGATTATCCATCTTGTCAAGCCTTAAAAGTATGCTATAATGTTTACATACTATTAAAGGCGAGGAAACTCAATGCTATGCCTAAAAAGAAGACAGAACACTATGTAAACAATAGAGAATTGCTAGAGGCAATGATTGTTTATCGTGAAAAGGTAAATGTTGCACGAGAAAAATTTATCAAGAAATACGATAAAGAACCTCCAAAGTCTGGAGCATGGGAGGGTAAACCTAGAATTCCTAATTATCTTGGCGAATGTTTCTTAAAAATTGCAACTCACCTTTCTTATAAACCAAACTTTGTCAACTATATGTTCCGTGAGGACATGATTTCTGATGGCATTGAGAATTGTGTTCAATACATTCATAACTTTAATCCAGAGAAGTCTCAAAATCCTTTTGCCTACTTCACCCAGATTATTCATTATGCTTTTTTGAGAAGAATTCAGAAAGAGAAGAAACAGTTAGAAATCAAAACCAAAATCATTGAACGCACAGGATTTGATGAGGTCATGGTTATTGATAGCAATGAACTTGCAGGCAATAATGCTGACTATAATACTATTAAAGACAACATTCAGTATAGAAATCGATGAAACCAACAGAGGAAATCGCTTCAAAGCGTAAGGCAATCGCAGTTTGTAATCAAGGTGTTGTAGAAAAACTCTATGATGTTATTGCAGAACTTGGATGGGACTGCTATGATAATGTTGCTGTAGAGATTGGTGGAACATCCGTCTATGAAATTGAGGGTGCTGGTACTAAGTGGGCACCGGTTAAAGGAACTCGCAAGTATAACAAAGACGCATTCATTGTCATCAAAAATTTAGATCGCAATCCTACTGCTCCCTCTCAACCCAATCCTGATCTGAAGGCACATCACTTAGAATGAAAGTAGCAATTATTACTGATACTCATTATGGTGCTCGGAAAGGTTCTAAGCATCTTCATGATTATTTTGAGAAGTTTTATGATGATGTTTTCTTCCCAACTCTAGAGAAAGAAGGAATTGATACCGTCATTCATATGGGTGATGCTTTTGATAGTCGCAAGTCGATTGACTATCAAAGTTTAGAATGGGCAAAGAGAGTTGTGTTTGATAGACTCAAGAAATATAATGTTCACATGATTGTGGGTAATCATGATTGTTATTATAAAAATACTAACAATGTAAATTCACCCGCACTTCTTCTGCAGACGTATAGCAATATTAAAACCTATAGTAAGGTGACAGAAGTTACTATAGATAAGTTAAAAGTGTTGTTTATTCCTTGGATTAATGCGGAAAACTATCAGGATACTGTCGAATCTATCAAAGTTTCTAATAGCATATGCGCGATGGGGCACCTTGAGCT